CTCGCTTCATACGTGCGTGTGAGGTTCTCTCCCTCACGAACTTTGAGTTCGGTTCGCCGGACAGCCCCCCCCCTTCTTTTGTGTTGACGCGATGGCTGAGCGCCTGCTCCCTATCGCGTATGATTTTGTTGCCGCAGTGGTGATGAAGCCGCAGCTTGCTCAGGCTTTAGTTGTGCTCTTCGTGGCTTACTACGTGCTCCGCCCAGTTTGCGACCCTTGTGCCGCCATCGTTGCTTTGCCCTGCCGGGCTTTCAGTGTTTGGCGTTCTGTGAGGAACATGCGCATGCGCAATGGGATTGCCACCCCCCCTCCTGCCGGAGTCATCGACCTCGGTCCGGGGGCTGGCCTCGCTTGGCGCAGCCCCGACACCTCGGACATGTACTTCATGCAACCCAAGACCATTCAGCGCGATGCTGACGGCGCCTGGGGCGCACCTATTTACGAGCTAGTCCCCATGAAGAAGACGGAGTCCACTCTCCCGCATTCGAGCGTTGACAAGGCCTTTAATTGGCCAAAGTTCCAGTTCGTTGTTGGGGTGTTGGACGACAACAGCAAGTTCCAAACCGTGGCCCACGGCGTTCGGGAAGGCGAGTTCGCTCTTGTCTCCCAGCACCTTCTCCAAGGCCACGACATCTCTACTCTTGTATTCCTGAACCCGGAAAAGGATTTCATGGTTAAAGTCCCTCAGACTGCCGCCATTATCCATGCCCGCCATTTCAAGGAGTACACCGGCACAGATATCTCCGCCCTCCGGCTCCCGCCCAACTTTTGGTCGGCCCTGGGGACATCTACTCTCAAGCCCACTAGCTACGCACCCAAGGCTCTCACTCCCGTCTCAGTGACGGTGTTTGAACACGGCCGTGGTTTGCTGATCTCTCGTGGATCCACCCTCCCTCAGGATAACCCCGACCGCCAGGCCGGCCTCGTCGCCCATTCTTGCAGCACTACTCCCGGATATTCCGGCGCACCGCTGCTGACCAAGGTGAACGGGGCCGATAAGGTGGTGGGTTTCCACGCGTATGGGCGCTTCCGCGACGGTCGTCTTGCGAATTATGCTGTATCCATCCCCGATGTGAAGCATTTCCGCCGTCAGCTTGGCCTTGAGATTGTTCTTCCCCCTCTCGCCGAATCTCGCGAGTTCTCCGAATCCCGTGATTGCTCCGAGGACCAGTACGACCGCTACGGTGACGACTGGGACTCCTACGAGTTGTCCCACGGGCAACAGGACGCAGCAGATGACGCAGAGGAGGCCCATGAGTTTGATCAATGGGTTATTGGCCACGACCAGGATGCCCCTCCCACGTCTGGACACACAGGTGGGCGCCGCCGCCCTAACCGAGAGTTTGACGAGACCAAACGGTCAACGAAACTCGAGCGTTTTCATGCGGACACGGCAGACAATGTCTACCTTCCCCCCCCCAGTTCCGACGAGGAGAGCCAGGACTATGTCCCTCCTCCCAGTCCCAAGCCACCCGTTCGCTCAGCTCCTGGACTCCCCAGGCCTTCGCGGGCACCCGCACCGCCCGCAGCCGCCGAGTGCAAGAAACCAACACCCCGCCCCTCCCGCCAGAGGGCCCGGGCCCCCCCCCCTTCTCAGAAGAGCGGGTCACACCCCCCCATCGCCCACGCGGAATGCGTCAGGCTTGCCTCAGTTCTGGAGCCTCTCCAGGACTTGTACGGCGGCCGTTTCGCGCCCGCTGGCACGGCTCAGGAGCCTATCCCTCTCACGGAGGGCAACTGTCCCCCTATCTCCACCTTGCTGACGTCTGATGACCCGGCAGTCTGGAGTTGCTCTGGTTACACGCCGAGCGACTTCATGTCTTCGCCCGAGTTTGCACGATACCGGCAGTACGTGGCCTCCGGCCAGGTTCAGGAGTTGAGGGACCACAGCCCCCTTGTTGATGACTCCCAGGGCAGACCCATGGCTTCAGAATACGCCAAATTCAATGGCATCGGGGGCCCCAAGAAGGCGACCAAGAAGCTCACCAAGCGTTTCCTTGATGCCTGTGCAAAGCATGGTGTCCCCATG